ATCCAAAACATTGGGATGTAGTTGTTCATACAGCAAGCGCCAATGTTCACTATGGGGGTTAACACCCCATGCTGAATCACCTACCAACGGGTTGTTGATAAGGACTTTTATTAGTGGCCAAAACAGGCGTTTTAAGATTACTGTGTACCAAAAGGGAGCACAAGACAAGTATCTAGCTCCCTTTGCTTTCCCATCTTTCATATCTGTTGGTTCATCTTTTGACGCTCCTTCAAAAACTACATCGATTTCTTCACCTCGCATTAAGCAGTTCCACTTACTCTCGCAGTAAGCTACAAACTGTTCATACAACGGACCTTTTTGACCGTCTTTATATATTTCATGCTTGTCTTTGATGACTACACCATCATCGACTGGGTGTCCCATTGATGTCGTTAAATCACAACCACTAATGACTTCTTCCCAGTCAGGTATATACTCAGAGTAGGTAGCCATGACAGCAGAACTAAAGACACCCAACACAGTGGATTGAACCAATGTGTTGAACACCCTAAGTGATATTATGGCTAAGATGTTAGGTACCTTTCGCCCATACTCATTAAATGCTTGAGCAATAGAGGCTACTGTGCTATTTCTTGGTTTCTTTCCTGCAATATCACAGCCAAAGATCCTCTTGCTAGCATCGCGGAAAAACGTCCGGTGTACATATGATGTATTAGAATTAAACCTAACACAGCCAGAAGTTCCAACAACATCATGAACAATTTCCTCTTTCACTGCCATGTCTTCAAACGGTAATTCACCGCTATGAGCAACACAACCAGCTATAAGTTGGGTATCATTGTTAGGATCATAATCATCAATGTAGCGTCCAAAGGTAGAACCAGTGGAAGTACCAGCAACATACACACCAACCATATGTAAGGCATTACGTGCCTTATTATATTGGAATATGGGCATACCACTAAAACTTGCCATAAGATAACTGGACGTTATCATAAAATGTGTATCTTTAGTCATCATGTAGCTTTGGTCACAAGAGTTGTCATTGTAGAGTAGGTCACTCTTAATTTTACTAACTTTGGGAGATTGCATGGATGCGATCATAGAACCATCTATTTTCCTTTCGAAATGTATATGCTGAACAGTACCATGAGAAATATCAAAAGGTTCTATTGGCACAGCTGATGGGAAGGATGAGCTTAACCCGGTACATTGTATGTAACCAGTATCATCTCCATCAGGATTGACAAACATAGCACAGTTCGTAACCTCCATTACGTTAGGGGATCTAGTTGCATCTATAGCGTATATAAAGATACGTTTCTTAGAATTAACAGCTCTTTTCAGAACATGGGCTGCTGATAACCACCTACCTTCTCCAATATATGTTGTAAAACCTAAAACACTACCACTTTTACGCAGAGTTGCGCGAGCTCGTTTGACAGGCTCTGTTGTCTTAGACGTTATGATAACGTAAGTACGGGAATATAGTGTCCTAACTACTGGATCATTTGAATCAACATCATCATATCCACCATGTGCTACTATATCCTGTGCACTAACATTTACCGTTTGATTAAAGATCCACTTATATAGGGATATTATAAGGCAAAGTGTCAACACAGACAGGGCTATG